GCCTCTGGCTACCCGCTCAAGCTTCTCGGCAATGATGTGATGATGCCGTCCTGCAATGAAGTCGGGCCAAACGGTTTTTACAAATGTTAAAAAATCTTTTTGGCACTTTTCGTTCTTTTCAAGCTGCGCCAAACGCAGTTCAAGCTTCAATCTTTTTTCTTCGAGAGATGGGTTCATAGCTATATTCATAGGGGCCCCTAAACATATCCTAGTTTATGCGATTATACGCGTTTTTATATAATAGTGAAGCTCGTATCAAATAACTGGTGAATATTTGCGAGAAACATGGCCCTTGCTACCGCTTGGCAGATGCGGGTCCGCGTCGAAAAATCCGCGGATTTTTGGTTAAATTTCATAGAATAATGACCCGATATCAGAAGGGACCCGACGCAAAAAAAGAGCAGCTGGACCACCGGCCGGTGGAATTTGGTTGCTGCGGCAGCTGCGGCCGGTCCGCGATCCGCGATCCAATAACCGCGGCAGCTGCGGCGAACATCGTTCCGGCAGCCGCGAAACTTGCGCCAGTTCACGCGATCCGCGGCACCATGGCCGGAAAACTGGCCCGCGATCCGGCGGGTTCGAACATCGATCCGGCAGCCGCGGCCCGCGGCCCGTAGGTTTCGGAGTGTGTTCGAGCGGCCAAGGGCCGCAAGTTTAACTGTCATACACTAGAAACAAAAAAGGCGGCCCAATGGGCCGCCAGTGCGCGTTATATGCGGGGTTTAGTTTACTTCTAAGTTAACGCTTATATCGCCGTCTCGGATCATGTCGCGGACGGTTTCGGCTATTTGGTCCCCGTCTATCTCAAAACCGTCTAACTGGCCGCGTAAATCCTCAATATCATTAACCGCTTCAGATATTGTGTCGCTATCGTCAATTAATAAATCAACTTCCCGCGCCAGTTTATCAGAAATAAATTCATCAAGCTTTTGATTGAACAATTCAGTAATGAGCGGTTCAAAAACTTCTGACAGTTTCGATTGATAAGATTTGGCCGCTTTTAATTGCTGTTCCAAATTTGTTATTTGGTTTTGTAAATCGATACCCTTTTTAGATAATGATCTGATATCCGACGCGGCATTTGAAATATCTTTAAAAGTTTCGTTGCGCCCTTCCAATTTATAATCTTGGGCCAGTTTATCTAAAAATTCCGGATTAGATTTTACATACTCTTGGTATTCCATTTTGTTTTTTCCTTCATAGTTGTTTAAACGCGGCACCATTGCCGCAAGGGATTAATAGCACTGTATATGCGATAAAGTAAAGAACATTAAAAAAGCGGCCACTGGGGCCGCTCCTATTCGCTCTATTGCGCGTTATCTATTTAAAACATTTATCGCACTTGGTCCGCTCATTTTCGGGAATATACTTTGCATAATTATTGCCTAGCATCGGAACGCCGCAACGGGTTTTCCCGTTATCATCCGCCAAATGCCATTGTCCCAACTTTTTTACCCATGGCCGGTAAGTTTCATTTAAGATTTCATGTTTAATGTTTTCCATTATTCCGCCCCTATATCGCCCGCTACATGATGCCGGATTATGGCCCGCACTGGTAACGATTTAACAAAACGTAAAAGCTTTTCACCGTCGGTTTCGTCGGGTTGCTCACTTGCCGCGGTATCGTTCCACCATATGCGGCAATTCCCTTGTGCCCCATAACATCCGCCTTGATCGGTTAGACTGGCCGCTTTTCTTTTATTGGGGCCATGCGCTGTAAAACCAATAATATAGTTTCGGTTCATACGGGCGCACAATGGTTCGCCGTTGCCGCAATCGTTACAACTCATATTGCGATATTCGGCGGGGCACCTAATAACGCGGGTCATAAAATCCGGAATATCGGAACGCTTTAAATAAAAGCTTTTGCCCGTTCCTAAATCGAACCAGTCATTTTGCGGAATAACGGCAACAGTCGGAACATTAGAAACGACACTTTTAATTGCATCGCTTAAATTGTCCGCGCTGTAATTTATAACAGTTTTACCGACGGCCCGCGCCTTATCGATCCAAGCGTTAAAATCAAAATGCGAATATGTAAAAGAAAAGCCCTTTTTGGGTTTCGCATTTAACAGCGCGTTAAGATATTCATTATCGACGTTTTCCGCGCCCTTGCCGCTATCGTTTAAATTGCAACTGGCGGGACATGTTCCAAACATTTTATTTTTACCCGCCCTATAAGTTACAGCTATTCCGGCGGTTTTCTTTGCCCGCGATATTTGAACAGTTTTAAGCATGATAAAAAATCCCCGTAATAGAATTAAAGGTAAGCGGGGTTTTATAAAAAAATTCGTTTTTTATTTCATCCGGCAAAATTTCGGTTTCGTTTTCATTATCTAACGTTTCGAAAATATGCTCCAATTTATCGAATCTATTCGCCTTTATATTGATCAAATCAATTTCGTTAAAATCTAAAGCCACTTAAAGGCCCTCCGTAGTTGTTAAAGTTTAACGCCGCTTGCCCGCGGCAATTACATTTAAACACTAGGTAAGCGATAAAGTAAAGAGAATAAAAAAAGGCCCGCACAATGGCGGGCCAGTTGAAGGAAAAACGAAACTTTTATTTAGGCCGCAATTCGGTTCCAATCGCGATCATTAAGATTTAAAAGTTTTCCGCCGCGCTGCTGCCACATATCAACATCGTCCGCGTCGCAATTATTAGCAACGGCGGTAATAGCGTTTACCATGGTAGCACGTGTTAACGGCTTGCCATGCTCATAACCTGACTGGCCTATTGTAGCCATAAGGCCGTTCAAAATGTCGGTGTTTTCTTTTTTTGTAAGTTTTAAGACGGTCCCGACGCGCTCGGGTATTTCGTGAAAATCGCCCTCAATAATATCACCATGGGCGCGGTTCATTTTGTCCAGTACTTCGTCGAAAGTTTCACGGCTTGCATATGCTTTTACTAAGTCGCGTAATTTTAATTCGAGCGCGTGATTATCCGCGTCTTTAGCTTCGCCGGATAGCAACCCATAATCCGCGCTATCCCTTGCGCTTGTAATATGGCTTGAACGGTTTCGGTTTTCTGTTTGCATACCATTAAGGCAAGCAAGTGTCCAAATTGTTTGATAAACAGAAACTGAACCCGCACCAACTTCCGAATTACTTAAACCAATACCATTAGCCATTTCATCACCGACGGCGGGTACACCTGTTTGAACCTCACTTTTTAAACGCAAATAAAGCCGTTTATCTGTCACCGTACCGTTAACAACTTGCCATTGGGCGTCGCTTTCCATCAATTGCGGCAAGCTTGCATTAAGCAAATTGACGTTATCGAACGTTTTAAATTTATCAGATACAAATGCGCGGGCGGTTCCGGTGGTTTCGTCAGTATCAAGAAATGTTCTAACCATGCGATTAGTCGGTTCTTTCTGCCATAACGCATTTATAGCGGCGTCATATTCCTGCGGAATTTTTTCCTGCAAGCGTCGCGCCGTTCTAGTATCTATCTCGACGTTTTGGGCAATTTGTCCAAAAGCATGATCGTTAACATCTAAAATACGCGTCGGTTCGCCCCCCGCCGCTTCAATGACAATTTGTGGCTTGCCTTCGTCATTTGTCATTTTTTGCAGATTGTTAGTAGAAGCTAGAAAATCCGCGCTTCTATTGTTTTGCTCTTGAACTTTTAAAAGTAGGTTTTGCAATGTGCCTTTTGAGTTTTCAATATTCATGTTTTTAGCCCTTCGTAGCTGTTAAAAAAAACGGGCAGAATTACCCGCCCGTTTATTATCGCATATACTCGCATATAAACGCAAGTAGAAATTTCTAAAAGTTTTACCTCCGACGGCGTTTTCTCGAAACACGTTTATTTAATTCGTCATAATCTGAACCATACAAAAGGCGGCCTATCCAACTAAACAAAAACATTTATACCTCACTTTCTTTGAAAAATACTTTGTCAAAAATTTCGCTTAACATGCGTTCCAAATCTAAATCTTGGGGCATCATGTAAACGGTTTCTTTCATGTCAGCATTATTACAATGCGGACACTTTTCTTTCTGGGGGCCTTCGTCTTCGTGAAAAATAAAATTACACTTTAAACAATGAACCCGCTGCGTCGTTTCGTTAGTCATATGAACCCTCCACAATAGCCTCACCTCCGCATTGATTAACAGCCTCACCGGCTTTTAATTCCCAATCCTTCATTGATGCCACCCTATGTAAAATTGCCTCCCTGAATTGTTGCGGCGTTATAGTATCACCTTCGGGATCTCTACACCCGTCAATCTCAAACCAAATGTCAAAAGCAATACTATACGTTTTACCCTTATGGCCCTCAGTAGGTAATTTATAACCCATCAGATATCCCCTTTTAAAGTTTGGCCCGTTTGTTCCTTCCAAGCCGCTTCTATTTTGGAATTTATAACAGCCTCTACCGACTCATTATGAGCGCAATAAAAACCAAGCTTTTTGGCACCTTTAGTTAAGATAGAACTTTGGTCACCATCATTATGAAAACGGTAGTAAGCATATTTTGCTTTTCTTAATCTCTCCAAATGATAGTTTTTGCCGGAAGCTTTAGGCATTTTGGCTTTCCATGGACCATCATAGATTAACTGGTCATCTATAATCAGATCAAGCTTTTCAACAGCCTTTTCATATTTACCTTTACGGCACCAGTAAGACTGCTCACGAAAATTAAAATCAGTCATCTTTATCCTCCGAATATTCGTTTAGAGTATAAAGAATAGAACCATCGTCATGACGGGTGTAATCCCCGTCATAACTTTTTTGCATAGTATCATAAGGATTGTTTTCAATTTTCTGGATAGCCTCATCTTCTGTTTTGGCTTCCACCTCATGCGACTCCACAACTGAGTAGCTGCGTAAAAGATTAAACTTTGGCATCTACACAATCCTTTTTAATATCCCAAGTTGCGTAATCTAAATCGCTAAACATAAAGTTATCTTTAAACTTCTGTTTAGCTTCCTCGAAGTTTTTCGCTTCAACAACTTCAGAGATTTCCACTTTTACATCAAACAACATCACTTCACCTCCGAAACTTTTTGAAGGTTTTTAAAGCGATCCAACAAATCTTCAGTTGTAGCTTTATAATTATCAAGCAAAACGGCTTGAACTTTTTTAATGTCGATTTCTAATTGATCGACAGCATTCCTTATCTGATGGTAATCAGGAATTTCCGATTTTGCTTTATCGGGATCTTTGGATTTTAAATCCTTAATGTAATTTTGAAAGAACTGAATATCGTCGTTCATTGAGTTCAGCTTCTGTTGAAAGTAAACTTCCACTCGGTAAAAATGCATTTCCATTGAGACACCTCCATTTGTCTTCGTTGTTGCATATGCGATAATATCAAGTGCTTACGGACAAATCAAGCGGAAAATGTCTTCCCAATTAAACTTTTCTTTCTGATGAATTACTGGATCTACTTTCAGCCCTTCGAGCTTCAAGTCTACTGCATCACGGCCATGAAACAAAAAGATTTGCTCTGGCTCGTTTTTTGTCTGTAGCTTCTTTACCAAAACCCAAACGCTTGCATTTTTATGATTAGACAGCCAAGCAACCTGATGAGGTCGTAAATCTACAGCATTGCCCGCCGTTGCCTTCAACTCTACAAAATGAAAATTGCCCTTTTCATCACATAACAAAACGTCTGGTATACCGGGCGTTGCCCACGTTTCAAGCCGTGTTGGCGTAATCTTCCTCGAACTCTTCTTCAAAGCCGTCCGCATCTGGTTCCAAAATCCGGCCTCGCGCTTTTGCGCGGTTCTGGGTATTGCTTTCTCCTTCGGGAGTAATGTCGATAGTGACTGGGGCATAAGTCTGCTTAATCTCCTCTAATGCTTTCATCACATCTTCTTTACTCATTGAGTCAATACTGCCGTGACGAACCTCGCTCTTGCTGACATAAATGTCGCCTTGCGCTTGCCCCCGTCTATACTCTGCTTGAACGGCTGCCGAATAAGCCCCGTTCTCTAACGCCATATCTCTAATTGTTTGCAAATCTCTAATATGCCGTCTGTAGTTGATGCCGTATTTTTCATCAAGCTCATCTCGATAAGCTTTGATAGCTGCCACAACATGGGGACAAATGTGAGGGTTTGTCATTTCATATGCCCGTGTATGTGCAGAACTGGCGGGATACCCCGCATTGATTGCAGCTTCCCGCATTGTGATCTGGCCGTCTTTCGAAACCAATTCTTTTACAAAAAGATCTTGCTTTCGAGTAAGCGGTCTATTCTTTGTAGCTCTTGGTCTACCAACACCACGTTTCTTTTTTACAGGAAGGTTTTTAGATTGGCTCTGCTTAGTCATGTTCATACCTAGTTAATAATCGATAGTTTCTTTTAAAATGCACATTTATTTATATATAGCCAGAAAAATATTTTTTATAAAAAAATTTCTGAGGCCCCTTAACGCACTTTTGCTATTGGTTACATAAACTCTGGTTACGTTACATTTTTGTTTTATACTTTATGTAACTGTTAAGTACCTATATATAAAAGAAAAAACACCGAAAGTTACACGGTTACACCGGTTACGGCATATTTTTCAAAAAATATTTTTTTTATTTTTCTCTCTATATAATATAACCGGCGTTAAAAAAGAAACCCGCGGGCCGTGTTCCGTGACCCGCGGGCTATCAATCATT